CTATAAAAAAATAGTAAAATGAAACGAATAGACCTGGTACAAGTAGACCATTCAATTAAGATAGGCGATAATTGCCCTTATATTGAACCAAATGTAACTGAAGATAGTATTTTTTATTACGAAGGCGAACCGATTGGATTCTATATGAAGAAGATGCCTGAAAAAATGTGTAAGCTGGCTGATTTGGCGAATATTGAATTAAGGAGCAAGAATGTTCCTAAAACAGAAATGAAACGGTCAAGCGGATTACACGATACAGAAAAAGCAGTTTTACAATATTCAACTATTATAGGTTCTATTCCACCAAAGCCAATGATGAGAAGACCGTATGCCAGTATTTCAAGCGTACATTCAATCAAAACAGCTCAAACATTTATAAAGGCGATGTATTTATTAGCTAAGGAAAGCGAAAAACTAATTAAAGAAATATTACCAAAGCAATACGAACAGCAATTACAATTATTCAAAGAGGTTGGTGATAAGTGGAAGTTCGGCGACCTTTTTACAAGTTCTATTTCTAATTACAATATTTCAGCACCGTTTCATCGTGATGCAGGTAATATCGTAGGGGCAGTGAATGTTATTATCTGCAAGAAACAAAACTCTAAAGGAGGCGACTTACATATCCCTGATTACGGAGCAACAATCGGTCAGCAGGATAATTCTATCTTAGTTTACCCAGCTTGGAGGAATATTCATGGAGTAACGCCAATATTACCAACTCATGAGGGAGGATATCGAAACAGTTTGGTATTCTATCCGCTTAAAGCGTTTAAAGGTATTTAATATGGCATACAAAACAAATGAATTAGAGAAGAAGTCTTTAGAGGCTATCGAAAAACATAAATTGTTCTTTATTGAGGATGTGGTGGCGTTTTTGCCCTGTTCTAAAAAGACTTTTTATGACCATAAATTGCACGAATTACACACTATAAAAGAATTGCTCGAAAAAAACAAAGTTGAAATTAAAACTTCAATGCGATCTAAATGGTATAAGAGCGAAAACCCTACTTTACAGATGGGATTATATAAGTTAATCGGCACCCCAGAGGAAGCTGAAAGATTGGGTACAACTTTAAAACATACAGGCGGTATGGATTTGGGTATTACTTTCAATGAAACTAAAACCTATGATACTAACGAAGAAGCAGACTAAGGCACTTGATAGATTAGAAGACAACATAACCAGTGAGGTTATATTTGGCGGTGGCGTAGCAGGAGGAAAATCAGCCTTAGGAGTGTATTGGATTATCAAATGCTGTTTAAAATATTCTGGCTCAAGATGGCTGATGGGTAGAGCGGTACTAAAGACTTTAAAAGATACGACCTTAAATTCGTTTTACGATGTTTGCAAACTGCAAGGAATAAAATCTGGTCAGCATTATATTTATAACGCTCAATCTAATATAATTACTTTCTCAAACGGTTCAACTATTTATCTAAAAGACTTGTTTCAATACCCTTCAGATATTAATTTTGACGAATTGGGCAGCTTAGAAATTTCTGGAGCATTTATTGACGAATGCAATCAAATAACAGAAAAAGCCTGGAATATTGTCAAGTCAAGAATAAGGTATAAGCTAACTGAATTTGATTTAATTCCAAAGATGCTCGGCACTTGTAACCCTGCAAAGGGGTATGTTTATAATAACTTTTATAAACCTACAAAGGATGGTACGATAAGCGAAAGCAAAGCCTTTATACAATCTTTAATACAGGACAATCCTTACATATCAGAACACTATATACATTCATTACAATCATTAGACAAGTTTAGTAAGGAAAGACTTTTATTCGGTAACTGGGAATACGATGACAATGACAACACTTTAATAGAGTATGATAAAATAATTGACCTGTTTAGAAACGAGCACGTGCCAAGTGGTAAGGGTTACATTTCAGCCGATATAGCACGATTTGGTAAAGATAAGACTTTGATAATAGTTTGGTCTGGCTTTAGGGCGATAGAGTTACATAAATTAGCCAATAAGGCAACAAACGAAGTAGCAGCCTTTATAAAACACTTAGCTAAAAAACATTCAATACCTTATTCGCAAATCATATGCGATGAGGATGGGGTGGGCTCGGGTGTGGTCGACTATGGCTTTAAAGGATTCGTTAACAATAGCAAAGCATTAACAGGTAATTACATTAACTTAAAATCGGAATGCTATTACAAACTTGCAGAGTTAATCAATGAAGCTGGAGTGTGGGTTATAACCGAAGATGTAACTATCAAAAAGGAATTGACCGAAGAACTGGAATGGGTACAAAGACACAACGCTGATAAGGATGGTAAGCTTGCGGTCCTACCAAAAGACAAAGTTAAAGAACATTTAGGAAGATCTCCGGATATAAGTGATGCTTTAATGATGCGGATGTGGTTTGAACTCAAGAAGTTTGACTTCGTAGTTATGTAAATTTATCGTAAATTTGTAAAAATAATTGCTTATGAACTTCTTTCAACGAATTAAAGCTGCTATACTACCTACTCAAGGTTCGGATGCGGGCAACAAATACAATCAATCTTTATTCTCTTATTTTAATGGTATATTTTTTAATATTCCTAACAACCCAAGAGCGTATGTAAGAAATGGCTATCAAGGCAATCCCGATGTATTTGCTATTATTAACATGATCGCAAAGAAGGCTGCTTCAGTTCCATTTTATGTTTACGAGATAGAAAATAAAAAGAGTTTTAATAGAACAAAGAATAATAAGTTTAACTTACTTAAAAAAGGATTAACGGAAGTAGAAGGTACTGATTTAAATAAACTGATTGCAAGACCAAACGAAATGCAAAGTCAGCAGGAATATATTGAATCTTTAGTTTCTTTTTTAGAGATTACTGGTAATGCTTATTCTTATAAGTTTATGCCTGAAGTAGGAAGAAACAAAGGAGTTCCAACTAAACTTTATCCTTTACCATCACAATTCACACAAATCATAGGTAGTGGTACTTTTGAGCCAATAAGTGCTTATAAGCTACAAATAGGAAACCAAGAAATTGAGTTTAAAGTTAATGAAGTAAACCATATTAAGTTCTTTAACCCTGATTTTAATGTTAGTGGTAATCAGCTTTATGGAATGAGTCCTTTAATGGCTGCTTGGGAAACTGTTTCAAGTTCTAACGAAGGTACAAGAGCAAAGGCTAAAGCATTTATTAATGGTGGTGCAGCAGGTCTTTTATTTAGTGGCGATAAGGATGCAATGCTTGATGGGGAGCAAATAAGTAAGATTAACCAACAAATAGACACAAAGCTAACAGGTGCAGACAATTACAAAAGAATAGTAGCTACTAACGGTATTGTTGATTACAAGCAAATTGGAATGAGTCCAGCAGACCTTGAGATTATAAAATCAATAGGAGCCGATAGAGATACTTTATGTAGAGTGTTTGGTGTAGACCCTATCTTAATGGCTACTGATTCGGCTTCTTATAATAACAAAGAAATGGCTTATAAAGGTTTGGTAACAAACACTATTATTCCTATTCTTAATATGATTAGAGGTATGTTTAACGAGGTTGCTTTATACTATTCTTTAAGAGATGGCAAAGAATACTACATAGACTACGATGTTCAAGCGTTTCCCGAAATGCAAAAGGATATGGAGAAAATAGTCGCTCAAATGAAAGAATCTTGGTGGATTACTCCTAACGAAAAAAGAGATGCTATGAACTACGATAGAATAGATGAGGAAGATATGGATAGAATTTTAGTTCCTACTAACTTAACTTACCTTGATGAATTAGGAATGTCGGATAAAGCGTTATAATGACACAAGAAGAATTTGACACTAAACTACAAAAGTATTTAGAGACTTACGGATATCGTTTGTTTTCTAAAGCCTTGAAACAATCTATTCAGCCAATTATAGATGCTTTAAACGAATCGGAATCGGTTGCGTTTACTAACTCTATTGCAGGAATGCTTTACACAGGTGTGCCTATTTCAACGGCTATGCAGACTTTTTATAATACTGCTTGGAATAAACAATCAAGAGGTTATGTTAAATGGCTTAAGGCTAACTTACCACCACAGGCTACAATAGGTGTAGGCTTTGAAAATCCAATAATGGATGCAGCTTTAAAAGAATACTTTAACACCATAGGTGGGAAACACATTAAAGATATTAGCGATACAACACTTAAGAAAGTACAATCAGCATTTCAAACGGCTTTAGAAAATAATGAAGGATTTAGAGGTGCAGAGCGTAGATTAATTAAAGAAGTAGGGATGTCAAAGACAAGAGCGAGAATGATTGCACGAACTGAATCAGTAATGGTTACTAATGCTGCTAAATATACTCAAAGTGATATAATGCCTATTCTTATGGAAAAAACTTGGATTCATGACCATCCTAAAAATCCAAGAAACAAGCATGTTCAATTAGATGGAACTACTATTGACCTTGATAAAAAGTTTAAAGCTATTAACGGAATTATGATGAAACATCCAGGAGACCCAGCAGGTCTTGAAATAAATAACATAAATTGCAAATGCACAATGCTTACAAAAGCAAAGTTAGATAAGGAAAATAATATCATATATAAATAATTGCTAAAAAAGTTAGTATCTTTGTACTATCATAGTTTGGTGTTTTGGTTTTAGGGTGGGTGGTAAAACATCCACT